TCCTTTCTTGTCAATGACAGGAATTCCATTGACAAGACGATTGACCGCCATGCCCATCTGATTCACGATAGCCTTCCGGCTTCTGATTGCTGCTGTCAGCAGCGACTTGTATCTCTTTAGCCCGTCTTTCGTGTTAGGAAAGATATTGCAAAGACTTGGCTCTGTAGTATAGAAGAAGCCAAGACGCTTGATCACCTTATCAATTCCAGGATAGCTCGTCGCTCTGGTCGGATGATGACACCAGCGACCATTGCGAGATCCGGATCCTTCTTTGCGAATATCTATGATAGTGAGTGGACTCCGCTTTTCTCTGGCTATTTCGCAAAGCCGATATTCAAAATCTTTTCTGTTAGTAAGACCATATCCTAACGTATAAATCGTCTCTGTGCTCATAACTTCCCCTTACAGCATTGTCTGTTTGGATTATCCAGACATCTCCAACAGCCTGTTGCTATGTCCTTCATGCTAATCATCTGGACATTTTCATCATCTGGCTCTGCTGCTGATGCCTTGACACCATCTAAGACATCAGCGAGGGCAAGGCAGAAATTGTGGATAGTATCACCGCTTTTATCGTCCGGGTCTAATTGTAAGGCGGTGTTTAGGAGATTATTGCAATCTGGATCTGTGTCCATTAAGAGATTGCCATACTCTCTTAACGTCTTTATGAAACCACAAAAGGCATCATGCTCTCGCTCTATTTGGTCTCTCATAATTACTCCTCTACTGGACACTCAACGCTTTGAATCTCCTCCAGAATTTCCGCAAGCCGTTTTTCCCTGTCCTCTTCACTCAATTCCTCATCGATCTCAGTGTCTATGCCATCAAGTTCACTATACCATGAATCCAGAGAGTCGATCCGTGCCTGTAGCAATTGACCAGATTCGCTGCTGTCTTGCAAGTGATCGGGCATGTTATAGAGGCTGTCCTCACATTGATCTCTGGATTCAGAGATTCGATCCAGGAGTCCCTCCAAGTCTTTTGGATCAGCAATCACGGCAAGTTCCTCCTGGATGGCATATACTTCTGATAAGAACGGAGATGAAGTAGTCTGACTTGCTTTGGGATAGGTTGCGCTATACTGTTTGCTCCCATACCTGTGCTTCCACCAATAGTAGGATTGGCCGGCTTTGACCGCTGGATTATCTTTTCGGGCCTTCTTGACAAAGTGTACTCTTGCCATATCTTCACTCCTTACAAAATAGTGTTTGCCATTTATGTCCCATTGCCTCCTTTTTCTTTTTCAACAAATCGCTTCTGGTCGCAATTGGCGCATTTCTCCATATTCCGGTGTCTCAACGTTCGATCTAGCGACCATTCATGCTCTATCTGATTCAGAGCGCAATCTCTCTCTGAGATGTAAAGCACAGTGACATCTGTAGTGAAGCTAAACATCTTGCCACATTCGGGACACTCGGGCTCACCATTCGCGCCCATCTCCCATGAGTCACGAAACTTATAGCCACAGTAGGGGCAGACAATTTCATCTGTGTATCTGCAATCTATTTCCCTTTCTTTAGACATTGTATCCTCCTATGATTGAGTTAGCCGTTTGTATAGCAAGTTGCCATATTTCTTCGTCTCTCGCTCCCACGCTTCCAGATCGGGAACATCCACTGGTAGACCAATCTCCTTATCGAGATTGTGTAGGATTGCTGTGATCTCTATGGCAGCCGGAGATGATTCATAATCTCCTAATAGCAAGGTCAGAATCTTGCTATGTAATTCCATTCGCTGTAGTTCTGCGGTGTAGGAATATGTCAAATCCATCAAGACGAAATTCCAATGGATATATTGAATACAGTATTCCCTTAGCGATGCGGCCATTATTTCCTACTTGGTTTCGGCTCGACATCATCTCTGCCACCAGCTAACCGCTCCTTCAGCCGCCCGATCTTGAATTCCTTAGACGAGGCAACGAGTTCATAGTAATCGCCCGGCTTGGCGGTCTTATATTCCTTTTGATATTCTTTATCCAGAATATAGACCAACTGTGCCAGCATGATCTCCATATCCACAATCTCCAGAGCCAGAGATTCAAGCGCTCCCTCTTTGCCTCTGCACAATGCAGTTATGCCTGTGATTACTTCGGCGGCTTCCTCCATTGCCATAACTAACTGAGAGGACACATTCCATTTGGAGATACACTCCTCAAACACGTCAGTGAGATGGACTCTTCTAATAATGGCTTGAATCTCTCCCAAAGCAGTTTCCTCAATGTCTTTGGACAGTCCAGAGCCTAATACAGACACGATAGACTTTAGTTTTTCGATTTCATCACTTGTCATGTGATCTCCTTTTGTGATAGATGCCAGACCTGACCCGGCTTCACCAGCAATCACCACCTTTGACCCGCGTGGAGTCAGGTCTGGCTGGCTTCTGATCAGCTCCTCTTTCCGAGCTTAATATAATTATACATTATGATTAACTGAATGTCAAGGGGGAATTATGGGAAAAAGGCAGTAATAGCGAATAATCCCTTGACATTAGATTGATTATCCGGTATAATATAGGCAAACGGCCAGAATGGTAGGACACTGGTGAAGCAGGAGGGCTCACGCTAGAAGGGGGATGATATAATGCTAAGTGACAGAGCCTTTGGAGTGAGTATCGCTTCTGTTGTGTCTATAGTTCTGATCGCCATCACGATCACATGCCTCGCTGGATGTCCCAGGTATAACGTCTGGCGAAAACAACTCTCAGGGGAGGCAGAGTTGCGCAAGCAAGAGTTTCAAAAGAGAATCCTTATAGAACAGGCGAAAGCAGAGCTAGAATCTGCAAAACTCTATGCTGATGCGGAGATTGAGAGAGCGCGAGGAATATCTGAGAGTATGGAGATTATTTCTGGCAAGTTGAAAGATAATACAGAATATCTCCAATATTGGGCGATTGAAGCACAGAGGAAAATGGCAGATAGTCCGAACCATACAACGTGCTACATCCCTGTGGGGCCAAATGGTATCCCATTAGCGAAACTGGTAGAATAAAAAGCGTCTGATTGTGTTGTCTTCCTGCTTCACCTTATTTCACAATGGAGAAATTAAAATGTATTTGGTTGCGAATCTACCTCAGACTTTGATGAATTAGTGGCGAATTATGGAAAGGAGAAGGATGAATCTAAGGATTGACCGCAAATGGGCTATGCCCAACAGATGCACATTCAGTATCAAACCAATCCTACAACTGCTCAAAGAGGAAGTCCTTGAGCGGCGCACTTTTGAAGAGCTTTGGATCGATCCATTCTCTGGCGGCTCTTACATTGCCGATATTACCAATGATCTCAATCCCTCCATATCAGCGACCTATCACAAGGAAGCTCTGGACTTTCTGAAAATGTATGACGATGATTCTATCGCTGGCGTCCTCTATGATCCGCCATATTCGCCGCGTCAAGTGGCGGAGTGTTACAAAGGTCTGGGAATCGGAGTAACACAACAGATGACTCAAAGCTCATGGTGGAGTCAGACCAAAGATGAAATAGCCAGAGTTGTGAAACCAGGAGGCAAGGTCATATCATTTGGATGGAATAGCAACGGAATGGGCAAAAAACGAGGCTTCCAGTTGGTCAGAATTCTGCTGGTTGCTCATGGTGGTATGCACCATGATACCATTTGCCTGGTTGAGCTAAAGAGGGAGGATATTCGTGCCTAGAATATTCAAGAATGGCCAATCCGTGAAAGTCATCAAAGGCGAATATAAGGGAGCTACAGGGACGGTTAAAGCATGGCATAAGATTTTATCCAAAAAAGGAAGCTATATGGTATCTATTACGCGGGAGGGTGGAGCGTATAGCAATGAATTCTGGACGGATTTTGATGCGGATGAACTTGAGGCATATGAGGTGGAAAATGAGGAACCTGAAGGATCAGACGATTAGAGTAATCGTCGGTAAGTGCCAGGGAGCTATAGGCAAAGTCGTCGGTCTCTGGCGTCGTGGGCCGTATTATCTGGTTGAGGTCGCATGGGATGGTGGTATGCGTCAACTGATTTTAAGCACTAAAGAATTTGAGATATGCGAGGTAGAAAAGGAGTTGTGAAGATGGAAAATTTCGTAAGAAAAGTTGATGTAGAAAGGTTCTTGGTCTCTCAGTTCGATAGTGAGAAGTTGGCGGAGTTGATATGTGAAATGTGTAGCAACAAGGAGATGGCGGCATTTATTGTGGGCTTCAGCGGACGGAGGATTACTGAGGCTATGCACAAACTTGGTTTCCTAAGTCAGGAATTGGAAGTTGCTGATCGATCTGAGGCTGTGAGGTAGAAGGATGAATGGGATGAAAGTTTTTCTGTATACGGTGAATGTATTGATAATTCAACTACTACGGAATGTCAACGTGTGGCTATTACCTTACAAAGTGCGCTGGACGCGCAACGATAGGCTGTGTTATAGCAAGTATGAAGATTCGGGAGATTGGCAAGGCAAAGTATCTCACATTAGCTGTTGTGATTGTGGGGCTTCCCATGTTTTCTGGAAGGCTAATGATGGCATATATGGCGTTCCTGTTCGACCTGATGGCTATAGTTATCGCTTCAGATTACCAACGGAGACTGACTTCGCAGATAAGGAAGCGCAGCGGCGATGGGATGTCAATAGATGAGGGGAGGAGCAACTGAATGAATCCATTGATTGACCAGACGACTGAGAAATTCACCAGAGGAATGTATGAAGGCAAGACAATCCAGGAGGTCGCAGACGATGGTGAGGAAGGGATTGGCTATCTCTATTTTATCATGGATCATTCCAATGCAGATCAGTTTTCAAAAGACTATCTCGCGGAGTGGCTGCAACTGAATCCAGAATATCAAGAGGAGTAAGGGGTGACTCTATGGAGAAAATGTTGTTTGATAATCCTGTCTTTCATCGGGGTCTAAACTTCACTGTTAGACTCGGCACAAAGTGGGTTGAAAAGCTTGCAGTTGGGGATGTCTTCTTAGCTGCTGGCAAGAAAGCTATCGTCCGAGTTGTAACACTGCGCGAACTTGGGAAGCTGCAAGATGATGTATTTGTCTATGAACATGATCCCGTATGCCGAGTATGGGACGGTTTAGTAAGGACACTCATTAGCAAGTATCCAGAGCTTGAATCCCTGAGCCGTGAGGAGCTAATGAGCAGACCTATTTGCTGCATTGGATTTGAAGTATTGAACATTGGCCATCTTACAGACAAAGAACTTATAGAGCGGCGGTTAGCAATCATTAAAGAGAAAGATGCTCTCTGCTGTCAGTATGGAGCAATATCTGACGGGCGTTTTGCTTTCTATAAATGCACCGAACATGGACGCTTTCTGTTATCATATAGTGACGTGACGCTATTTCTATGCCAAAAGCATTTCTATGAAATGTTGCCATATGGTGATGGAGATGACTAACATGAAGCGAATTTGCCAGACTTGCTTTTTCTTTAGACACAGGGGATGTAGTCTTGCTCCTGCAACAGAAGAAGAGCGAACGGAATCTGTTTGTGAGCTATGGACTGTTTGGAAGATAACCATTTGGCGTCGTATTCTCAATGTGCTATTCGGGCCAAGAAGGATTTAGGCAGATGCGAAATCTAATTGACAATGAGACTGGCAAATTCACCATCGGTCAATATAGAGGACACACAATCGCTGAGGTTGCTTCGGATGGCACTGAAGGAATGTTCAATCTGCAATGCTATATCAATGAGGAAAGAGTGGATGATTATTCCAGAAAACTGATCATCAATTGGCTCAGAGATCATGTCGAACGGTGTTTGCAATGTCAATACAGAGGAGAGCCTACGATTCTGGATATATCTCTGGGTGACTGGTATAGATGCCTCCGCTCTGGAATTGTGGAGGCTCATGGCTGGTGTTTGTACTGGACTAAGGCAAAACCACAATTGACATTTCCTACCTTCGCGGAGCGGCATGTCATATCTCAATGACTACTTGGAGGAAGTATAATGAGTATGAAAGATATTCCAGAAACGGCAAAATACGTTGACTATGAAGTTTACTTAGAAAGGTTGAAGTTCAGCGAATTCCTGGACGAAGTTCTGCCTTATGTTATAGCCGAAAATAAAAGGCGGAAAGAAGAGGGAGAACGAACCTTTCTGTCACACATAAGAGCGATGGACAAACCGAGGGGATGATGATAAATGATGAAAGAATCAAATGAGCCAGCGTCTCAGACAGAGAAGGGAAGAGCGATAATCATGATAACTCCAGAGATCCTGGATGAAATGCTTTGCAGATCACATGACATCCATGTGAGAATCACAAGCCATTTACCAGAAGATGCTGTGCTTGTGGATTGCTTTGGCAGAGGTCTCTTTGGGCATCGCCACATGGCTCTGGTCTATGAGAGCGAGGAATTCCCGGTGGACGAGAATCCAGAGAATTGGCTTGTTATACAAAGTCCGATATATCAGGATATACGGCGGGAAAGCTCTGTGGAGATTCTGAAGAGGTTTGGTCTGACAGGCTGAGAGGAGGTTCTATGGCTTGGCAAATTAAGAAATACAAAGATGGGAGATTTCGTATCTGGAGCACTGAGGCTAACAAATATATCACTCCTGCTTTGCCTCGCTCAACGGTTGTATTGATGATTGAGAAAGCGTGGCAGAGGAATCTCGATGAAAAGATAGAAACACTCAGAGCCGATTTTCCCATTGGATGGATAGACAAAGATACTGGTCGGCTATTATGAGAGAGATATTGTGATAAAAAGTCCCATCGGCTGGATTGGTGGTAAGGCATATCTAGCCAAGAAAATCGTTGATCTATTTCCACCACACAAGCATTATGTGGAGGTTTGTGCTGGTGGTCTCCATGTCTTTTTTGCCAAAGTACCAAGTGTGCTTGAAACGGTCAATGATTTGAATAGGGATTTGGTCAACTTCTGGATCGTATGCCGTGATAACTGTGAGGTCTTGCTTAGAAAAATGGAATGGACGCCATACTCAAGGTATCTATATGAGAAATGGAAGTCCGAACCTATGCCAGATGATCCAATAGAGTGGGCTGCCAGATGGTTCTATCTTAATTGTGCTGCTTTTTCTTCAGTATATCATGGCGTGTGGTCGTATAGAAAGAGTGCTGTTAGCGGCGGGGCATTAGCTATGAGATTTCGCTCCCGTATCCAGAGACTAGAGGCTGTGAGAGATAGGTTAGCGAATGTCCAGATCGAGTGTTCTGACTTTAGAGCTATGCTCGAACGTTATGGAGATGAAGAGACCAATTTGCTTTATATCGATCCACCATATGTGGATGCCGATCAGTGTGGATATGTGCATCGCTTCTCGGCAAGAGATCACGGAGATTTAGCCGAGTTGGCATTGGAATCAAAAGCAAATATTATTCTGACATATGACAATCATCCATCAGTTTGGGAGGCATACTCTGATTGGAATATTTATCGAGTTTCGGTATTATACAGAAGCATGGCTGCACACGGTTATATGAAGCCAGGTAGCAACGCAATGCGGAAGGAAAACTTGATTATTACCAATTATGAGCCGGTATCTGATTTGTTTCCCATTGATCTTGGCGCTGACGAGAGGGAGGATGATATGCCAATCCAACGCTGGACGCCAGAGCAGGAGCAGTTTTTGATTGATAATTATGGCAAGCTATCAATCGAGGAGCTTCTGGATGGTGTTTGTCATCTTATGAGTGGCTTTCGCACAAAGGGTGCGCTTTATCGGAAGATTGAGCATATGAAAGCTCAGGGACGTATTACTAATGGAGGGCATGATGGATCAAGCGAGGGAGACTTTGCCACTGAAGACGAGAATTGAGCGGTTTGCTTATTCTGTATTGAAGCATAAGCATGTGAAGGGAGTTTGGATTGGAGATATGTCTCTGATGGTGGTCTTCAATATACGGGATATACGGCAATTTCCGGGGAGGTTTATCTGGGAGACGTTGGGGAGGAGATTTGTGCCGCTTTTTGAGTCTGGACTGTCTTTGCGTGTGATGAATCTCCCGTTAGGGCATCAACACTTCTGCCACCAGCTTTCACATCATGTCACTCTCAATGTTGCTGGTATGATTGGAGTTGGGCAGGAGGTTATCATCGACATAGATAGGGGTAGTCGTCAGAAGGCGAGAGTCGCTGGCTATACTTCTGTGCGTAGGGAACTTATGTATGTTCTGGATCTCAGTGAGTATATCAAAAGTCCCTGGCGGATTCAGACTATGATCTTTGATCATGTGATGGTCAATCTCTGTCATGTTAGGAGGTCTAAACATGAGTAAGAAAATCAATCGCCATAGCGTCAATCTACATCGTGAGAAGACAGAGAGCTGAATGAGCATAGACGCAATAGACCAAAGCGGTCAGGACGCAAGAAAAAAGTAGTCGTGCCAGAAGGCGAACTGGCCTCTGGGGTCAACTCATGCAGAATATCATCAGGATTAACAGACGAAAATAATCTCTCATATTTGCTGTACTGCGGACGGGCAAAAAGTCCTTGACATTAGATTGATTATCCGGTATAATCTAAGTGTCGAGGATGATGTTGGCTATACCGGTGGCTGGCATCCGCTTATCGCTGATTCTCTACCGTCTCCGCGATAAGAACCTGAGTCATCGTGGGGCTACCTCTTCTGGCCCCAACGATGGCTCGTGAAGAGGAGGTTATTATGAAAGAAGATCAAATTTCCAAAAATGAATGTGATTTAGAAGATGGGGCATATTGGCTTTATAAACGAGATTTGAGAAATCTCTTGCCTAAGCTCAAAGGTTCAGCCGTCAAAATTTGGCTTGCCTATCTTGCTAATCCTGCCGAGGAATTCAATCCCGATCCAAATGCGGAATATATATCGGCCTTCTCCACTCTTTCCAATAAAGATATAATCAGCGCAACAGGCTTGAGTGAGAAGTCAGTGACGAAAGGCAGAAACGCTCTTTGTGCGATTGGTGAACTGGAGAGACTTGCGCCTGGAGTATATAAAATCGTCAGGTATAGAAGGATAAGATTGGAGGGAAAGTCGATCAATGAATAAGTATAGTTTGGCAGACGGCTTCCATCCAATTGATAAAGAGGATTTGGGTAATCTCTTGCCAAAGATAAAGGGAGCAGCGGTCAGTGTTTGGCTTGCTTATCTTCGCTTGCCTGCGAGGGAATTAGAGCTTAATTCAAGTGTGCCATATTTATCTGCTCTATCTGCAATTACAAATCAGCAAATAATGGACTTGACCGGTTTGAGTGAGCCAGCAATAACGGCCGGCAGAGAAAAATTGTGTGAAGTTGGCGAGCTAGAGAAGATGAGTAGAGGCGTTTATAAGATTACACATTATAAGAAACTTAAAATTATTGGGGATGACCGTAAAATAGTTGGTCAAACCCAAGAAAGTTTGCCAACGAATATTGGGGATGACCGTAAAAAAGACGGTCAAACCCAAAATAGTTTACCAAGAAATATTGGGGATCACCAAAAAATCTTTGGTTCAAACCAAAAAATCTTTGGTATGGAAAATGGGGATAGTACCAATGGTCATCAGGCTTTACAGCGAAATTTGGGGGTCTCTAAGAAAAGAAAAGAAGTATATAATGATAATATTAGTATTTCTGATCTAGAGATAGATATCAAACAGAGATTTCCAGAAAATGCTGAGAGAGCGGATCAATATCTAAAGTGGCTAAATATGGGCATGAATGGTCAAGGATTCAGCCTTGCCAAGATGATCAATGATGCTGGCGGTGGATATGGCTATAATTGGAATAGAGCGCGCGATGCAGCACAAATGGAGCGGTTAAAGAGCGAACCACTATTGCATGTATTAGATGGTTTATGGTCAGCAATAGAAAATAGTCGGAGGGGAGAAGATTTGCTCCCCTGGATTACGAAGCACGTTGATCGCTATGACTTCTATCACAAAGATGATCCAGACGTTTTGAATGCTAAGTTACGAAAGAGCGAGGATATTAGAGATCGAAAGATAAACATTAGGGATCTACTAGATAAGGACTATTTGGCAACCACTCAGAATAAAGAAACATTTGATGCTCTGGCAGAGCTTCCATTGAAGGTCGTAGCGCGTTTGATAGAGCAAGCGCGTAGTGAAGGGTTGAAAAATGATGCACTTATGCGCCGTTTAGATGAATTATTGGCAGGAGAGGATAGCAATGAGGAATAATGGTGTCAAGTTAGATCGGATTCCACCGCAAAACATTGATGCAGAGCGCAGCGTTTTAGGTGCGATGATGATGGATGGTGAGAGTGAGCAAGCGATTGCGCGGGTGATTCAAGTTTTGGGAGAGGACGGGCCTTGCTTTTACAAAGAAGCACATCAGAAGATTTACAAAGCCATTCTCAATCTGTTTGAGCGTGGAGTCCCTTCTGATTTGCTGACAGTAACACAAGAGCTTGAGCGGACTGGAGACTTAGAAAAAGCCGGTGGTGTTACTGTATTAGATGAAATAATTGACTCAGTTCCTACTACAGCGAATGTGACATATTATGCAGATATGGTGAAGCAGGAATATCGAAGACGGCAACTGATTTTAGTTTCTGCTCAGGTATACAATGAGGCATTTGACGCTACCGAAGATATTGACACTCTGTTGGGTAATGCAGAGAATCAGATATTCAAAATCATGTCAGAGGGCGAGGAGTCTTCTGTAGTTGCGGCTAAGACTATTTTGAAAGAAGCCTTTAAGGAAGTCCAGGAGATGTATCAAAAGGGCGACCAAATCATGGGTCTGGCGACGGGCTTTATGGATCTGGACAGCCTAACCTCAGGACTCCAGAATGGAGATTATATTGTAGTAGCAGGCAGACCTGGAATGGGCAAGTCTATGTTTATCATGAACGTAGCTCAATATGTGGCGACACATCAAAAAATAGGTGTCCTTATTTTCAGTTTGGAGAGCAAGCGCAAATTTCTGATGCTCAGAATGTTATCAGCGGAATCCAATGTAGAGTTTCAAAAGATCAAGAGTGGAAACTTACAGGAGGCAGATTGGCCGCGATTGACAATATCAGCGGGGGTGATTTCGGAGGCAAAGATATTCATTGATGATACTGCGGGTTTGACGCCATTGCAAATCCGAGCGCGGGCAAAGAAGACGTTAGCGCAGCATGATATTGGATTGATAATGATAGATTATCTCCAATTACTTGGGGGCGATGGGAAGTATGAGAATCGTCAGCAAGAGGTTACAGCGATCTCCAGGTCAATTCAGAAATTGGCTTCTGAATTGGAGATCCCGGTGGTAGCGTGTTCTCAATTGAGTCGTAAGCCAGAAGGTCGAGCAGGCAACCGACCGCAGTTGGCTGATTTGCGCGAAAGTGGATCGATAGAGCAAGATGCTGACTTGGTTCTATTCCTTTATCGTGAGCATTATTATAATCCGCAGGCGGCTGAAGACACAGCCGAGGTTATTGTTGGCAAGCAGCGCCATGGGCCAACAGGCACGGTAGAATTGTTGTTTGATGGAGCTAGGATGCGATTCAAAAATCTAACGAGAAGAAAGGATTTGATATGAAATTCAAGATTGATTCGGTGATAAGGTCTCTTATTCCACCATTGCAGGAAGCGGAGCTTGAAGGATTGGAGGCAAGCATTTTGGAGCGTGGATGTCTGGAATCGCTCAAGGTCTGGGATGGTATACTTTTAGACGGGCATCACAGATTTGAGATATGCCAGAGGCATGGCATATCATATGAGACTGAGGAGATGGAGTTTCCAGACAGGGAAGCGGCGGAGTTATGGGTGATTGAAAACCAAAACTTCAGGCGCAATCTGTCAACCAAACAGTGGCATTATTTGATGGGCGAGGCGTACAAGCGTAGGCGGAAGTCTCACGGTGGTTTGCGAATATCATATCGAGATGCTAATTTGCGGCGACTTGTCCATTATCACTTTCGGGGCCAGGGCTGTCGTTTTGCTGTTATGAATCATACTCTCAAGGCGTTCATCTGTCGGGAAGATTTGGAAGCTCCTCCCTGGCAGGACGAGGAGCATTGCGCTGAATGTGAGAAGTGGGAATATGATGAATTGAGTGGGTTAGTGGATGATTTAGTAGTATCGATCCAAGCCGGCGAAGTTATGGAGGATGGCAAGGCGCTCACTCTTAACGATGATGGTGATGTGATGTATCTCCCATCTGACCTGTTAGATGCTGCATCACTGGCAAAAGACCAGACTGGACAGAAGGGCGAAACGACGAGGAGCCAGATCGCGAAGGAGTACAACGTTGGGGAGGGCACAGTTCAGCGGTCAACAGACTTGGCAGATGCTGTTGACAAGATTGCAGAGAGCACAGGTGATCCATCAGTAAGGACTGATTTGCTCGGTGATGAAATTCCAGCTACAGAAGAGGCTGTAAGGCAAGTCGGGAAGATGTCGCCAGAGGAGCAGCGTGAAGTTATTGAAGCCATTAAGACTGGCGGAGCACAGAATCTCACAGAGGCTAAGAACCAAATCCAGACCAGAAAGAAGAAGGGAAAAGCGACTTTCAATTACCAGACCGGGACTGGCATAAAGTGGGCGAAGTGGTCTTGGAATCCGTTTACTGGTTGCATACATGGCTGCCCATTTTGCTATGCCGCAGACATGGCAAAGCGGCTTTATGATGAAGGATTCGATCCGACATTCCATGAGGCAAGGCTTGACGCTCCATTCAATACAAAGATCCCGAAGAGCAAAGAGGAAGAACCGGGAATTCATAATGTTTTTCTTGGCTCTATGACTGATTTCTTTGGCGATGGGACTCCAGATGTGTGGATAAATAAGGTATTGAATGTCGTGCGGAAGTCACCACAATGGCAATATCTAGTCCTTACCAAGCGACCAGCGCGGATCAGCAATTTTGCTCCCTTTCCACCAAACCTCTGGATTN